TATATTTCTTTTCTACTAATTTATTTAATTTATTTTTATTACTAAACGCATACAAAGCTGCCTCATAGCTATGTGGAAATATTTCCCAATCAACTAGAGTACCATAGATTTCTAAACGAAACTCATGTTTATTTACTGTAATATTTTTTGCTTTAAAATTTCTGTTAGGCATTATTTTTTCTTTTTCATATCATTCATTTTTAACATTTCTAATTGACAGTAGTGTACAATTTTTTTAAGATCCTCTGCTCCCCCCTTCCGCTGATAGCGACAAACATATTTAATAACGTTGCCCTGAAAGAACGAGAGATCATTTTTAGAAATAAACTCATAGGGTTGAATAGGAAATTTTGTGTAATGATTCCCACCAACCTGTGTGTATTGTGGAAATGATTCTTCGAATATATCTTTATGCGTCATAGTTTTTCTCCCTTTTTAAATATAATTGTTTTAAGTTTTTTAGAAATCCTTCTTCCCATACCCAGAATCTATCAGTGTATGATTCCATATTACCTGGCATTCCAACATAAGAATATGAACGATCTTTTTTAATCCATGATCTAGGTATCCACATCTCAACAGGGTCTAAAAACTTTTTAAATTTTTTGTATACTCTATTATACTTTGTGCTTTTAACTTTATTTACTTTTATCAAAACAGCTTTCGGTGTTTTTCTTAATACATCAAATTCAATTTGTCTGTGAAAAAATGTACTCATAGTTGATACTCCTTTATTTTCTTTTTAGCTTTCAGTTTGTATAAGTTATTTCTTGCTCTTGTGATACCCACGTACCACACTCTATGCTCTTCATCTTGTTTGTCAACACTTAGACGAATACTTTTCTGTACTTTAGAACCTTGATGTAAAGAGAGTATTACATTATCTTCTTCACCACCTTTTATTGCATGAATAGTTGATAACCATATCCTTGCATTTTCATAAAGTTTTTCACCCCCAGAAATTATATTTCGAATGTAAAGTATTTCTTTCTGATCAGCTACGAAAATATCATACCAATTTTTTTCAGGATTCCAATTACCATTGGGAATATATTCTCTGACATCATTGATTTCTTTTTCTTCAAGCTTACCTTCTCTTATCCATTTAGTGTAAGCCATTGCTCCATTATAAATACCTACGTTAAAACTTTTACCTTTGTTACTTTGATAATAAATATTTTTACTTTTAAGTTCTTTCATTATGTCTAACAAATTGCTTTTAGTTCTTGTTAAGATTAACCATTTACCTTTTGTAAGATCTACTTGTCCTAAATTATTGATGTGAGACGCAAAGCCCTCTTGCGCCCTTGGCAGGTATTCTTTGTGTTTCCTGATGCCTGATATACGACTCACTGCTATTTGAGATTGTTCTTGCACTGCTTTTGATACTCTTCTCGAATACCTTAAAACACGTTCATTTGCAGGCTCTTTTATAAATCTGTTAACGTCAGCTCCAGCCCAAGCGAATATAGCTTGGTCGTCATCGCCAGCTAAATACATATCATCACAGTTCTCTCTTAACTTATCATACAGTTGCCATTGTAATGGAGACAAGTCTTGTGCTTCATCAATGAAGATAGCTTTTAGTTTAGGAATCTTACCTGAGTTTATAACTTTTTTAATTAGATCATTAAAATCTAATAGATGCATTTTCTTTTTATATTCCTGTAGGTTTATATAAATATGATTTAACGTGTCCCAACTCTCTATATCTTTTCTATCATGTTCATTAAGATCAAACTCTTCTCGTAGAGGTATATCTTTGTTAATAGATTTTTGTATCATTTGAAAGTAAGGATTATTACAAGTTAAGAAATGTGTCTGTTCATCATTATACTTATCATTAAAGTTAACTCTTACATTTAACTTCTTACCCAAAGCTTCATAGTGATGTGGTTGAATGATAGCGCTTTCATTTAAATTTAATAAGTGAAAACAAAATGCATGAAGTGTTTGAAAATATGGGACTTGTTTTTCATCTACACCAATTCTATTTCTAGCTTCTTTCGCAGCTTTCTTTGTAAAAGCAAAGTAACCTATCTTGTGATAAGGTGTACCTGTTCTTACATAAGCATTAACTCTTCTAATTAATCTAAAAGTTTTACCTGTCCCAGGTGGACCATATATCTTAATAGGTTTTTTCATTAAACAATATTTTGTTTATCTTCTATTGCTATTTTTTCTTCTGGTATTTCTTCTTTCATTAAATCATCAGCAGGCATTTTTATACACCTGACTGGTGGAAATGATTTTTCACTCTCTCCTTTTGGAAATCTTTTTTGAAATCCAAACTCAGCTTTGAAATGACTCTTAATTAAAGTTGCAGTTCTTGGCCTGTCTTTTGTCCATTCATTTCTTTTTATCTCTTCATAAAATTTATCATAGTCAAAGTAATAATGCTCTTCATCTTTTAATACAGCACCACTTTTAAATGAAGCATATGTTGTAGCCTCTGGTCCATTAACATAGTCTTCTAGGTATTTCTTTAACATTTCAATAGGATTAGTACCAGCAGGTGGTTTAATATCCTCTTTAGTGGCCCATAGAGCGTCTAGGATAGGCTGGTATTCATTATTCTTAATGATGGGAGGGAATATTGATGTTTGGTCTGCTATAAGCGCTCTCATCTCTTTCATTTCTGAAATCTTTTTTATATGTTTTGCATGTATTTGAACAACTTTACTGTCAGATAATTCTACATTAAAAAAATATTCTGGGTCAGGTTTATAACATATTTTTATTAAACCTGATATCTGAGGCCAACTACTTTCTCTGTGACTTCCAATACCATATTTTCTACGTAGACAAGTTCCTTTTGCACAATAAGAAGATATAGGTATGTCATGACAAGTATGCCCAGCTGTATCTTTACTCCAGCTTTTTATTTTTTGATTTACTTTGTCATCACCCCACACTTCATCATACTTAATAAAATCTCTTGCAGCATTTAAAACTTTTTTACCCCACTCATCTTTAAATTTTTTCTTAGCAAACACCATGTAGTTAAATAAAAATCTATCTCTTTCATCTTTTAATTTGATTCCTGATTCCTGAACCTGTTTGCATATCATCTGTAAACATGGAGGACCATCTAATAAATCTTCTGGACCACCTGTTAATATTTCTTTTACTTTTTTATTTGATACTTCTTTTAATGATTCTTTTGTTTGTAAATTATCTTTGACTACATTTATAAAATCTTCAAACTCTAGTTCTGTTCCGTCTGGTAATAGTGCTTTACGTTCTGTCTTCTTAAAATAAGGTAAGTTAATAAATGATCCAGAAGTTCTAACATTATCTTGATTCATTCCTAGTTGTGTTTGTTTAGGAAATATTTCTGTCTTAGATGATAAGCCAAATAAAAATAATAAGTTTTGTAAAAACTCTCTAATTAAAGTTGCAGGTACTTTCTCTTCTGTAAATACATAAATATGAAGACCATTACTTTTTGATTTAATGGGTACAACAGGTAAGTCTTTGTCTTGAATTACTTTTAAGTAATGATGAATATCAAAACTAGAATAATCAGATGGATCAATATCGATTGCACCAAAGCTAGCCATACCATTATCATCACATGCTTGTATACCTATTGCACGTTTACCATCTAAATGATCTTGATAATCTTGATCAGATATATTTCTTTTAGACCAGCCGTAATCGCCTGGATCAAATTTTAATTTGTTTGTTTGTGGATCATGATAACCATTGTTAACATTACAGAAACCAAAGTCTCTCTCAAGCCCACTAAAATATTTTCTAAAATCTTTCATAATTATACGGCGCCTCCAGTCTCCCTTCAGCGCCGTTGTTATAACACTTTATTATACTATGTCTTGCTTCTTTTGACCAGCATCATACTTTGGTTTAGCTGCACCTTTAGAAACTGATTTCTGAAGTTGTGCTGCTATCTCATACATAGATGCATCATCTTTATTAGCGATATCAAGATTTCTTACTCTTGATGGTTTGTAGACATGCCAGCTTTTACTTCCCGCAGTTCTTCCAAATGTATTTAACTTATACATAGCTGAATAACTTGCAGGATTAAATGAACCTTGATCATCTGAGAATCTCAGATTCTTAATAAGGTTATTTAACTCCCTCGCTGGAGATAAATTAGAAGATCTCATTGGGACCACTGCAGGTTTTAACTCACCATCTACCATTGCTAGTACATAGAAGTATGCAGTCTTCTCAACATAGTTACCGTTTGGTAATCTATATCTTCCATTTTTTTCTTCCACAGCATCGGCTGGAATCTCTAAATGAGTTCCTACTGGAGCTGAAGCACTATCGCCTCTCTCCTGCCATTCGGGATACCTAGTTTGTGCGTGAGCAATTATGATATCTAATCCCTCTTCACCACTTATAAGTTTACCAAACCCTGATGCATAAATCATACCAGGTTTAGCCCCTTCTACATGCTTGGCGTCTCTCTCATTACATTCAGGTGATAGCTGATGTAAGATTTTCAGAATCGGTGTTGATACGTCATCTGATTTAATCTCTTCAGCTCCTTTACCAGAGTCTGCTCTGAGATTTATTGTTGCTAATGCACCTGCATTAGCTTTCTTTGCTACTTGACTTTCCATAGATTCTCCTTTGTTAGTCTATTAGTCTGTTGATTTAGATTT